TACTCCACCATTTCCTAGAGTAAATGTTTTTAACGCTGTTAAAGACCAAATAGAAAATTTATATCCTACTCTTTATGCAGTAGAGACACAAACAATAGCCAGTGCTGTAGGCTATGTAGCTTTATCAGGTGCAGATGACAACAGAATTGTTGCTCCTCTTAAAGCAGTATCTCAATATCAAACTCTTGATGCAGGTAATGAAACAACAGTACAGTTTAGAGGTGTAGCTATAGAACTTATAGATGTTCCTACTAGTGTTACAGCTAGTGGTAAAGTTGTACAGTTTAGTGGTGTAAGTACAGGAATAAATGTACATTGCACATTCAAAAAAAAATTTGGAGAAGTAGCTACTGAAGCTACAACACTTGCTGAAGTAGGCCTAGAAACAGAATATGAACCAATCATAATGGCAGGAGTTGCTGCACAGATGATTGCAGGTAAAGATATACCTACTTACACAGCAGACTACATTACAGAACAAATGGCTGTAAGTAATTATCCAGTTAACTCATCTAGCAACATAAGAAATTCATTGTTACAATATCAACAAGTACTTATCAATCAAGCAAGAAAAGATTTAAGAGCTAGATATCCTGAGCCTGTCAGTTTAAACAGCGTGGTATATCCAAGTGCCTAGAGTAGCTACAACTAATATTATTAATAACCCAAAAAGATATGGGTATGATGTAAGAGTTGACACATTGCTTCTCAGGTCAGCTGTTGGACCTGGTAGAGAGATGACAATACAATCATCAGATGTACAAGAGGCACAAATTAATGTTAAGCAAAACGCTGAAGATTTTACATCTAACTTAGGGCGTATATATTCGAGGAATAATTTTACAGGTGGACAGGGACTAGACACAGCACATAGAGCTGATGGTACACCTAAAGACACAACAAGATTTTGGGATAGTAAAGGTATAGATGTATTTCATGGAGATGATGAAACTTCTTACAACATACATCTTTTACATACAACAGCAAAAAAAAATGTTACATTTAATGGCGATAACAATTACATAACAAGAACTCAAAATGGTTACTTATATGTAACAGATGAAAACGATATATATTTATCTACTGACCATGGAGAAAATTTTTCTGTTGTGACTACAGGACTTACTGTAAATTACAATTATACAGGAATTACAAGTGTAGGAAATAGAGTATATGCAGTTACTGCTGATGGCACTTCTAATTCAGAACTTATTGAGTTTGATGGAACAACCTGGCATGAAAGAACTACAGACCAATCTACTAATGCAGGTATAACCTTTATTGGTTTTGCCAAAGGACAATTGTTTATAGCAGCAGATGATGGAACTGTAGAGTATGTGTGGGCAGTAAGCCCTTTTGACAAAAACTGGACTGGAGCTGATTTAGCAGAAGCAGATGCAATTTTTACACATGAAGACACAACACACATTTCTCAAATAACCGATGCAGGTGCTGTTGTTTTATTAGGTTCTACTGATGGCAATATATATTCTGTTAAAGATGTTGCCGGAACTATGACACTAAAAGGACAGACCACAATACCTTTTGAGGAAATACACTCTATAGCTTCTGCTGAAGGTATAGTCTTCTTTGGCACAAAAGAAAAAGCTAGAAATGTTGGTAGATTTTATCGTGCAGATTTAACTGTAGCTGATGACTTGTATGTTTTAGCTAACAAACAGTTAATAAAAGAGTGGCTTATTGATGGAATAGATACAACACCTAAACACATGTTTGTTTCAAGAGATAGTGTATATTGTGGAATTAAAGAAGATAATAACAACAGTTATTTGTGGAGATACTACTTGCCAACTGCAGGATTTGCTAGAGACATAAAAATGAACTCTACTTCAGGATTTATTACAGGAATAACACAAGCAGATGGAAAATTTATTGTATGCGTAACAAGTGTAGATATTTATAAAGAAACATCTACATACGAAAGCACAGGTTATCTTATAACATCAGCAGCAGATTTCTTTACAGCAGAAAGTAAACAATTTGTAGGTGCAGAATTATCTACATTTTCTATGGAAGATAATACAAATGTAGAACTAAGATTTTCAAATGTATTTGAAGATTTAGATAATCCTGATAGTACAAATTTCAGTCTTGCTATAAAACAAACAGAAGGTGTTGGAGACAGTGAGAAACAGATAAGTCCTGTAGCAAGATACATTATTGGTAAATTAGTTTTAAACTCAACAGATGGTGTCAATACACCTAAAGTTAAATCTTTACAGTTTCGTGCATTAGCTAGGCCTGAACTTGTCGTTGCACAAGTGCCTATAAATATATCAGATAGAGTAGAAAGACCTGGTAGAAAACCAATAAAAGTAAAAGGTTTAGGAGATACTCTTTACAATGAATTGCGACAACTTGAAGGAGATGCTGTTACTTTAGAATTATTTGACCCTGATGAAATTATTAGAGGTGTTGTAGAAAGAATTAGCTACCCTATACAAACTAATACAGAAATAGGTTCAGTGACACATTATGCTGTCTTAACTGTTAGAGGAACTAGACAACCAGTTGTTACTCCAGTATCTAGTTTATTTACTTTTGGTGTAGAAACATTAGGTAAAATGAGATTTGGTGGGTAATATAATGTGGTATCATTGTTTAAACAAGGAGATAAATGACAGCTCAACAAGTTAATTACAGCAACTTTTTTGAAACTACATTAGATGGTAATGTTGGTGCATCAGATACATCTATAACATTATCTTTAGCTCCTACTTCAGATGGAACAAGTGCTATATCTGCACCTTTTTATTTAGTTATAGACCCTGACAGTGCTACAAATAAAGAAATAATATTGGTTACTGCATCTTCAGGTGTAACAATGTCTACAGTAACAAGAGATGTAGAGGGTAGACATTCTCCTGATATATCTCATTCAGATGGAACAACAGTTCGTATGGCAGTTGTTGGAGAAATGTTTGAAGATTTACATGACCAACTTACATCAGGAACTTTAACTCTAACAAATAAAACTTTGACAAGTCCTGTACTTAATACAGGAGTTAGTGGTACTGCAGTATTAGATGAAGATACAATGTCATCTGATAGTGCTACACAACTAGCTACACAACAATCAATCAAAGCCTATGTAGATGCTCAGATTGCAGCTAATGCAGGAGTAAGTTTAGGCTTAGTACTGGCACTTTCGTAATGGGTATGTTAACCATGCTCAAAGAAGGTGGAAGCCTTCTTATAGACACAATAGGTAACTTACCTATAAGCGAGGATTTAGATTTACTACCTGATACAGGCGGTAGTCTATCAACAACTTTTAGAATAATCATGGATAGTTTTTTCATAACAAGTAGCAATAGTTCGCAAGCTTATGCTATAGTTATGGGAGATTAACAATTTGGAGATATAATGGCAGATACACTACATTCAGTACAAGGAGTTCTTGGAACATCAGCAGGAGATATTATTGATGCTGTTCCTGCTTCAACTACTGAAACAGTTATTGGTATTTTAGTATCTAATGTTAGTGCAACAAGTGCAGATGTTACAATAGATTTAAGTGTGACTAAATCAGGTGGAAGTTTAACTCATATTCTTAATGATGTATCACTACCTTTTGGCACAACAATAGAGATTACAACAAAGATATCATTAGAAACAGGTGATGTACTACAAGGATTATGTTCTGCAGCTTCTAGCGCAGAATACAATGTATCATTTCTTAGACAAGCTTAGGGGTAATTTATGCCCTACATAGGCACACAACCAAATGATGTAAAAAAGAATACAGGTTTATATACACCTAGTGAAATATTGCAACTTACTAAAGATGGTAGTTGGGGTGGCTCATTAGAACTTATTGCTGAACAATCACATAGTTCAGATGTTGCAATAGTAGATTTCACTTCAATAAAAGAAAATGTTTATGATGTACACTTGTTACAATTTAATAATTTAGCTACAAGTGGTAGTGCAAGTAATATTAGATTACAACTTTATGAAAGTGGTGTATTAGAAACTGCAAGTGTTTATCAATGGGCAAGACAATTTGGAGATACAAGTGGCTCATTTAGTGATAGTAAAAGTACATCAAATAGTTATTTCACTATTAGTAATTATCAAGGAAGTACAAGAACAGGTAATGGATATATTTATTTATACAATTTAGGAAATTCAAGCAAATATAGTTTTTGTAATTTTCAAACATTAGGTGGACATTCAACAGACCAAATGAATTTTGGGGGTGGTTGTTTACCACAAGCAAGTTTAGTAGATGGAATTAGGGTTTTAGGTAGCACAGGCACAGTTGATATGACAGATTTTTCTTTTAAACTCTATGGAGTAAAACAGATATGAGTAACCTAAGATTAATTAATGAAACTTCTGCTACTTCTATTGCAACACTAAATATTACTGATGTCTTTTCAGCAGATTTTGATATTTATAAAATAGCAGTAAATCTTGGGGAAATAGGAACAGCATCATATATAAATTTTAGATTAATAAATTCTAGTGGAAGTGTTGTTACTGCAAGTAATTATGACAGAGCAGCTTTACAAATGAATAGTGATAATCCTTTTGGTGAAGCTAGAAGTACAAATATAACTTATTTAAATTATTTAGCTGATGTTGGTGCAACTTCAAATACAGGTGCAGGTTTTGTTAGTTATATATTCAATCCTTATTCATCAAGTAGTTATACATTTTCTATAAGTCAATCATCATCAGTTAGACCAAATCATAGGTCAATGAAAAATATTGGAGTGTTAAAACAAACTGCAAGTATGAGTGGCTTTCAAATTTTAAATACAGGTGGTTATTCATTTAGTAGTTTAAATGTTAGAACTTATGGATTGAGAGTTGATAGCTAATGGGATTAGTACAAGTAGCAACATCAACTGTAACAAGTGCAACAGCTACTGTTACCTTAACAGGCATAGATAGTGATGATGTTTATATGGTTGCTATGAATAATGTTTCTACTGATACTGATGCACAGGGTGTAAGATTTAGATTTACTGTTAGTGGTAGTGCAGATACATCAAGCAATTATGATAGAGCTTATAAAAATTTAAGAGCAGATAGTGCTTTTAGTAATATTGCTTATACAAACCAAACTGAACTTGATTTAGGAAATGCTGGAACAGGTACACAGGAAGTGGCTAATTCTATTCAATATTTATATAATTTTAATAATGCAAGTGAGTACTCTTTTGTTACTGTTGAAGCAAGTAACAGAAATCAAGATAGTCATTTAAGAGGTTTTCAGGGTGGTGGAGTATTAACAGTAGCACAAGCCACAGATGGTGTTATTTATTTTATGCAAAGTGGCAACATAACAGGTGGAACTTTTACATTGTACAGGGTGGTTTAAATGAGTGAATATGGATACATACCAGAAGCACCAGAACAAAGTTTTGGAAATAATAAAGGTATCTTTAACCCTAAAGATATTTATGATTTAACAAGAGCAGATAAATACACTAACTATGGACAATTAGAATTAATTGAAACTCAAACTGTTAGTAGTGTAGCTAATGTTGAATTCACAAACTTAGGAAATTATAATGTTCACTTTTTAACAATTAATGATACAAAAGTTGTTAATGATAATGTTTGGTTTCAAGTTAGGTTTTATGAAAGTGGTGTATTAGAAACTGCAAATGCTTACCAATTTGCAAATCAAGTTGGAACAAGTACAGGAACTTTTTATTATGCTAAAAGTACAGCCAATTCTAAGTTGCAATTTATGACAGGTGCAAATATAGGAAATGCAACAAATGAAAGTGGTAATGCTTACTGCTACTTTTATAACTTAACAGACAGTTCAAAGTACAGTTTTATGACACATCAATGTGTTGTAACTAGTCCCTCAACAAATGTAAATATGAATTTTGGAAGTGGTACTATGTCACAAAAAAGTGCAGTAGATGGAATACAATTATTTTTGGCAAGTGGCAATATTGCTAGTGCCTCTATTTCTCTCTATGGCATAAAGGAATATTAATAATGACTAATTTACAATTCATAAAATCTATCAGCTCAACTGGAACATCATCAGTAGATATAACAAATATTTTTACTGATAAATATGATGTGTATTGTATAAAATCAGATACTTTTGAACTAGTTGGCTCTGCATCACAAAATTTATATAGAAGATTATTAGATAGCACAGGCACAGTAATTAGTGCTACTGAATATCAAAGTGCTACTTTAGAGGGCAGAGCTTGGGATAGTTCTATGCTTGAAAGTAGAAGTACTGGTCAAAATTATATGGCAACTGGTGGTTATATTAATGATGACAGTACAGAGGGAACTGGATTTGTACAATATATTTACAATCCTTATGACAGTTCTAGTTACACTTTTTCTCAAACTCAAAGCAGTTCTTGGAATAACAATGCAAGTAGAGGTTTAGTTATGAGAAAAGGAATTAGTGTTCACAAGAATGCTGAACAAATAACAGGGATAAGATATTATGTTGCAGGTGGCACATTTACTTTTAAAGCAAGTGTATATGGAGTTAAATAATGGCAGGTAGCTTAATAAAAATAGATGAAGAAATAGTTTCATCAGCAGTAGCAAGTGTTACTTTAGGTGGCTCTGATTGGGATAGTTCTTATGATGTGTATATGGTACAGTTTTCTAATCTCAAACCAACCACAGATAATGTTTTAAATAGAGTAAGAATACTTGTTTCAAGTTCAGCTGATACCAGTTCAAATTATGATTTTGCAAATAAAGGTCTTAGAAGTGATAGTACTTTTGACAACAATTCAAATACTAATCAGACATATTGGGAGTTTGACAGAAGTGGAAATGCAACAGGAGAAAATACCAATGCAACTTTATACCTTTTTAACTTCAACAATGCTAGTGAATACAATTTCATCACAAATGAATTTGCAGGCAGTAGTCCTTTTGATTTGATTTATGGTAGTACAGGTGGTGCAGTTCATACAGTTGCACAAGCTAGTAATGGTATTCAATTCTTTTTTTCAAGTGGCGATATAGATACTGGCTCAACATTCACTTTATATGGTTTAAAGAAGTAATAATAAAAGAAGTATGCTAACATAGGAGATATTATGGCAACATTAGAAGAACTAACAACTGAAGCTACAGCGGAGATAGAAGCTGCTAAGCCAATGTACAAGCAAGTTAATAACGAAAGACTAGAGTTTACTGATGCTGATTATGCACAAGCTGTAACAGACTTGGCTAACAGTAAATGGGATGCTCAACAGTTTGGTTATATACAAGCTAGACAAGAAGCTTATGGTTCTATCGGCGACCAACTTGATATGCAATATAAAGATTTGGTAGATGGTACTACAACTTGGAAAGACCACATAGCTACAGTTAAATCAGACAATCCAAAACCTGCGTAAATAATCTGTTATAATCGTCCTTATGGATTTTATAATTGGATTTTTATTAGGGTATTTTTTAAAAGAAATTAGTTCTTATCTTAAAAGATTAAGCAACTGGGATTTAGATAATCGTTCCTATGATAAAGAATGGGACTGGATGTCGCATGAGGATTTACCATAAATGACAGACAGCAATGGCTATACCCAAAAGGAACTTCTCAATATGGTTATTGAACGACTTGATAAAATAGAAGATAAGCTAGATGCCAAGTTAGATAAGGCAGAGTTTTACAAAGTATTAATGCTCATTGTAGCAATAGGTGGAGTTGTAGCAGCTTTTGTAATGTAATGCTGTTTAAACAAGCAGCAGTAACCCTTATACTATCGTTACTTATTCCAGGAGTAGTACTTGCAGACCATGTACCTACACAAACACCTTACGATATTTCTATAGCTTGTGATGCTGATGGTGATACAACGAAGGGTGACATCACTGTTACATGGCAAGAGAGTGATGGCTTTGAAAGCAGCCCACCTGAACGATACGCTATAGCATTTAGTAACGACAACTTTGTAGAAACTAATTATGCAGTAGCTAACAGTACTGGTTGGGAAGAAGCATTATCTTATAAGAGCTATGTGTTTACTGCTAGTTATAGAGAAACAATATTCGGTACAACAGCAGATACATTCTATGCAAAAGTAAGAGCAGACAATGACACAGATGCTAGTTATTCTGAATGGACAAGTGTTGTAAGTATTGATTGTGACTATGGTTCTACCACTACTACAACGACTACTATTCCACCTGCTGTTCCTGATGACGCAACAAATGTATCAGTAAATTATCAAGGCAAAGATGTTTATTTTGCTTGGGAATATACAGATGGGAATACTTTAGTAAACGAATTTCATATTAACTACAGTTATGATAATTCTATTTGGGATAGGGTTATTATTACAGATACTACTGCTAGGACATACACATTAGACTATACAAATATACAGACAGGAACTTTTTACTGGGCATTTAGTGTATGTGGCGACATAGAAAATGGAGAAAGCTGTACAGATAGTGATAGTAATAACTTTGAAACTTACCAATATGTTGCACCAACTACAACTGTTTATGTTGCACCACCTCCACCACCACCACCACCACCTACACCTGAAGAGATTATTGTTGATGTAAAAGTTGAAGGTGTTGATAAGACTTATACACAAGCAGATGTTAATGATGGAACTATTGAGCGTGACCAGGAGCGTGTAGATAATGAAAAAGAATATGGTTGCTTTATGACTGATGCACAAATAGAGCGTGGTGATTGTGATATACCTGAAGAAGAACCCATAGAAGAAGTTATAATTATAGAAGATGAAGAAAAATACGATACCAAAGAAGAGTTTTCTGATGATGATGATGTGGTACTTGACCTGGAACTTGAAGATGAAGTGGAAGAACTTGAACCTGTTAAAGAAGAAATTATTATTGAAGAGGAAACTAAGATTGATATTGAGAAAATTGAAAAAGAGTTTGAGTTTGAAGATGAAATCATTGAGCTACCTGAAGAAATAATAATTGAAGAGGTTATAGAAGATGAGTTGGACCAAGAGATACTACGAGATGACAAAGTACGAGAGGATGAAGTTCCGATTAAAGATGAGGAAATTCAAGAAGAGATAGTCGAAGACACGCTGTTTAAACAGCCAGTAGTAGAACTTACAGATGAAGAAGTAGCTATAGAAGTTGCTGAAGTAGAAGAAATCATTGAAGATATTGTCATAGAAGAAGTCACTACTGAAGAAGTCATAGAAGTTATACAGCAAGTTAATGACATCGGTGTGCAAAACCTAGACCAGGCAACAGAAGAAGTACAAGAGGTTGTTCAAGCTGTAGTTGAAGAAGCTATAGAAAATGTAGAAGACTTAACTGTTGAGCAAGTTTCAGTCGTAGCAGAAGTACTACAAGTAGAAGAAGATGATGTTGAGATTATCGCTGAAGCTGTAAAAGATGATGAGGTTATAGCAGAGGCTGTAGAAGAATATGTACAGAGAGCTGTAGATAATGCAGATGTAGAGAACTATACACTTGCTGATGTTGTCACAGAGAAAACTTATGAGGCCTTCCTGGAAAACCCAATAGAAACATTTGTAGATTTAGATTTTGAAGGAATAACAATTAATAATATAGGAGATGATATGACACAAGACCAAAAGGAAAAAGCACAGGAAGTGGTGGTTCCAGTTATTTTGACTAGAATAGCTACTATGGCAGCTTTTGTATTTAGGAGAAGTCTATGATAAAGAAGTTATGGACCTGGTTCGTAGCAGCAATAAAAGAAACATTAAACCTTAGTTGGACTTTGGTTGGTTTAGTTATTGCTACGCTTACACTAACTGGTTCTGCTCAGCAAATCACAGGACTTGCTACTATAATTACACTAGCAGTATGGCTGCTAACAATAAGTTTCAGAAAGGAATAATTATGGATGGTTGTTGCGGTGGTGGCTGTTGTGGCGGAAAGTAAATGTCGCACATTCACTGATAAGAATGGAACGCATATAACAATATGCAACTGTAAGTATGGAGGTATAGGTGAAATTACAAGTTGTTAGACATCAGTTCGGTACTGATGCAACTAATGGAATGTTATTTATAGATGGTATTTTTGAGTGTTATACACTTGAAGACCAGTATCAAGCGGTAAAAGTTATGCATGAGACTTGCATACCGGAAGGTACATACGACATTCAATTTAGAAAAACAGGTGGTTTTCATGCAAAATATTCAGAGAGATATAAGAATGCACATCATGGTATGCTGCACATACAAGATGTTCCTAATTTTACTTATATCCTTATACACTCCGGAAACACCGATGAACATACCTCGGGTTGTCTTATTGTCGGGGAAACTCAACAAGACTTAGACTTAGGTAAAGATGGGTTTATTGGACATAGTAAAACAGCGTACTCGAAAATGTATAGGAAAGTTGCAAATCATTTATTACAAGGTAAAAAAGTTACTATAGAATACACAACAATAGACAAGCTGTTTAAACAGACACCTATTGTAGATAACAAAGCAAAAGACCATGTAGTCTTAGCGGAAACAGTTTATGACAAGCTACAAGAAATAAATGGTAATGTAATCAAAACCAATGCAATGCTTAAAGGTAGGATAATAAACTAATGTTTGAGAGATTTAAAAGAAAAAGAAACTCTGATGGGACATTCAAGAAGGATGTGGCGTGGACCCCTTGGAACGAAGCATGGGAGTACAAAATGTCTGAGGACTTAAAAGACATGTTGGAGCGTACTGCTTGGACCTTCATTGAGGCCTTCATTGGTGCATTAACTATTGCACCTTTAGTTGGAATTGAAGCTGAGACAGTACAATTAGCTGCTTTATCAGGTGGTGCTGCTGCACTAGCTGTTATTAAAGCGTATGCCAAGAAAAAAATTGGCAGCTCTAACACACAACAATCATCTAAGTAAATACTTAGGTATTTCAATAACTGTTATATACTAGGTATATAAATAGAAAGGTGGAATATGCCTAGTAAAAACAGTAAGAAAAAGAAAAAACCTGCAATCCCTGCAGAGAATGGTAATAACTTTTATAAAGCAGGGTGGCAGCCCTCTATAGATATAGACCCTAATACAGGTAAAGGGGAAGTTGTACATGTCGGGACTAACCCGGATTTTGAAAACGACTTCGACAACATCATAAAAAAATGGGGATTTGACCCTAACATCTACGAGATAGATGGCATCTTAAAAGTATCTTCCTGGAATGCACAGTTAAAAGGTGGTATTGTTGAAACCTTCCACGCATTTAAAGGAACTATACGCAGAAAATCAGCAACTCACGACAAACATTACGATGCATTGTTTAAACAAGCAGTAAAGAAGCCGCCTTTAACTAAGCGTAATCTATTTGGTGGTGATACAGCTATGTTATTTATGATGTCAGATTGGCAACTAGGCAAGAATGACTATGGAGTTGAGGCTACAGTAGCTAGGTATGATGTAGCATTACAGGATGCAGTTAAGCTTCTAAAGAACTACAGGAAAATGGGAATGCAGATAGATGAGATTTATTTAGTAGGAATGGGTGACCTTACAGAAGGATGTAGTAAATTCTTTTACGACAGTCAGCCACACAATGTTTCTCTCAACCTATTGGAGCAATACTCATTAGCTAGAGCTATGATATTTAAAACAGTAGAGACATTCTTACCTCATGTAGATAAGATTATATTGACAGGAGTGCCAGGAAACCATGGTGAAATGACTAGAAGTGGTAAAGGCCAGGTTCTATCTAACAGATTAGACAACTCAGATACTATGCATTTAGAAATAATGGATGAGATATTTGCTGCTAATAAAAAAAGATACAAGAAGGTAGAGGTAATAGTACCCGAAGGATATCATTTAAATTTAGAAATAAAAGGTAAGAAGACTGCATTCACTCATGGTCACATGACTAATGGTGGAGGTAATGCAGAGGCTAAGATAGAGGCCTGGTGGAAGGGTCAGATGTTTGGGTTCTTACCAACAGGTGAGGCCGAGGTACTTATAACTGCTCACTATCATCATTTTCGTGCTAAAAATCAAGGAGATAGGCACTGGTTTCAATGCCCATCTCTTGATAAATCCATAGACTTTACTCAAAGAAGTGGTTTATGGTCACACCCTGGAGTGTTAACCCTCTTAATAAATGATAGAGGGCCTAGCTTTCCGGTCATTGTTTAAACAACCGGATATAAGCTAACGATTAAAGGGTATTGCAGCAATACGCTCAATAGGTACAGCCACTCCCTTACTTCTTTTACCATCTCCTCCTCTAACAAGACCACTCTCGTGGTATATTTCTCTTGCTAGTTTTTTAAGGTCTTCAACTAATACAAAGTAAGTTGCTATGCACTGCTCGTTATCATCGACAAGCATCAAGGCCCAGTAAGTAGCAGTTGTAGCTGCTATCCCACTATCCTCCCAGTTCTCATCGATATCTTCTTTTCCGAATGGAAGATAACTAAATTCAACAAAATGATTTTCTGTATTCTCCCATATATGTCTTTCGGATTTTATTTCAACTTGATAACCTATCATAAAAGTGTCAAACAACTTCTCCATTGCTACACCTTTGCTATAGTCTCTATCAAATTTTTTATTTCGTTCTTCTTTTTTATTTTGTTCTGTCATTTGTCCTCCAACATTTACTTGAACTGTTCCAATGGTGGTTACCATCGTTGTAGTACAGCCAGGCCGCATACCTAACATTTGTCCTGGCATCGTATCTACTATTCTTTATATTTAATTTTTGTGAAAGCCAGGCCCAGGTATCATCATTGAATTGAAACAATCCGATGTCCCTGGTGCCATTACGATTTTGGCCAACAGCTTTTGGCCTACCGCTGCTCTCACAATATATAATCAAAAGGGCCTCCGGAATATCCTCTTGTTTGAAGTATTCAGTGACTAGAGGTTCCCATTCGATTACATGTTCTATCTTCTTCTCTTGTTGTACGCAAACATAGAAGTTATAGATTTCTACTGGTGTCTCTTGGATAGGGATGAGACACAAGGGGAGAATGCTAGCTAAGAGGCTGAGCATTATGTCTTCTCTTCTGTTCAGCTCTTCTAATAGTTAGGTCAACTAAAAAAGCTCCGCATTCTCTTGTTGATTTTTCCATGGAGTTTGGGTCCATTAACTTTACCTGGGCTCCACAAAAATAGTTACCATCGTTGTCGTAGTAGATAGCCCTGTTACCAGGGCATCTTCCACCCATCTTACAGGTGCTATCTAACTCGGCCTTAATATCGAAATTGTGATTAGGATATTTCTTTTTTAGTTTGGCCTTAAGTTTATCTACAGACAAGCTCGGGTTTTCTAAAGCCAATGGGAAGGAACTTCCTTGTCACCCTTGGCTCCTATATAGCCGCCCCATCCGCAACCATTAGCAGCAGGCCTATACTTAGGGTCCTGTTTCTCGCATAGAAAATCCGGTAGATTTTTAATGCCACTTCCCTCGGGTGCCTCAGCTTTTTTACTTCTCATATCGGTTATGTCATCACCCTTGTTACACTTCGGGCATAACTTAAGCTCATTTGACTTATCGATTACTCCTTGTTCAAACACCTCGCCTATGCTTTCAAGTAGGTCATCACCTTCGGATTGTTGGAACTCAAAAAACAAATCCATAAATGCATCGAAGTCTTGTTCTGTCCACTTAGATACATCTGTTTCTCTGTTGTTCTTCTTCCAATTGGCCCATGCTTTTTCTTTGACTAGTTTTCTAATCTGCTCGTTCTTCTCGTGATGAGATAGTGCAGCTCTCAACCTATTCAACATATCGCTTGGGTCTTCATCCAGGAACTTTGTTGGTGGTGGTGGGTTATCTTCAGTAGCTGATTTCTGCGGAAACTTTTCAACAGGTTTTGTGTCTGTTGGGTTTGCGTAGTATTCTTCTTCTGTAGTGTCACCGGTCCACAACTCAAGGCCAATACCCAGTCTCATGCAACATCTTTTGATACCATCTGATACAGCGAGTTTAAGTAACTCACTCTCAGTAATATTTCTGTTGACTGCATTCATATCAGTGTCACCAACCTCTTGTATTGTTTGGTCTGTTGACTTGATATAAAGAGTACACTTGGCCCCTGTTATAGCTCCTGTCTTGTCTCTTACTTCTTCATAAGTGAAGTCGTATCCTCCAGGTATCACATCTACTAGTCTCTTTGTGTAAATGTGATGTGGTACATACTTGCCGAACTTACCTTTAGGTGCATCTTTAACCACATCCTTTGGAAAGTTTTTAGTTAACGCCTTAAGCGTTTTCTCATCCATTGTCTTCTCCTTCATTGTTAAATGTGACATTCGCTACTTTGAATGGCACTGCTTTTAATTTTTCTTGCAACAAGTCTAAACCTTGGGTAAGACTGTTTGCTTTTATTGTGTGTTCTATTGTTACAACAAACTTATATTCCTTCATACTGTTTCCAGGATTTTGTATACCCTGGCCATACTAATTTTAAGAATGGCTGCAATATCTTTGACTGGTACCCCATTGTTTAAACAATGCTTAATGTAATCAGTCCTGATGTCACGCTTTTCTTCTAACATAATTTGCAGTCTGTTTATCTCTGCTTGTATGCCTCTTAATTGATTAGTTGCTATTATCGAACCATCTGTCATAAGTTAATCACCTCCGCATCTTCTACTTTTGTAAAGTAAACTTCGCATCCATCAATGTTATTGATATAACCTATAAAGAAATTCTCTCTTTCTTTTGCGGTCTGTCTCGAAGTTTTATCTACTATAACTTTTAAGGTTAGTACTTCAACCTTGTCATTCTTCTTCACCTTTTGTATCGGTGTCATTGTTATCCTCTCCTATTAATTGTGTATTGTATGCTACTGCGAACTGTTCTAACAGTGCATTAGCTTTTGTTGGGTTTGGTTTTTTTATATTTCCAAACATGATTTTGCTACCACCACAAGCATTAGCTAATTCAATAGCCCAATTTTTTATGCTTGCAGGGTCACGAAAATCAATACCAGGGTTTGGCATGTTGCCTCCTCTTCATTTAATTACTTGCTTATACTGGTTCTATTACAGTCTGATAAAGTTTTATCAAATAATAATTTGAACCTGTGTCTTTGAGTTCTCTAATCTTGGCCTTGGCCTCATCCTCGTTATCAAACTCGTACATGCTCACAACATTAGTGAACATATTGACACACTTCACAATGTATTTCATACTCATAGTTTAACCCCTATTGAAAATTAAACAAGTATTGATTGTTATTCATCTTCTTGTTTAAACAAGCTCTCGTTGAATAGGTTTTCATCTTGTACTGCTTTCAACAATTTGCCATATCCAGTGTGTACTTTTTGTGCTCCACCTTTTTTCTTAGATGCAGCTCTTCTTCTTTGTGCTCTATTGGCTCTCACCATGTGTCTCTCCATTTCTTTGGTAGTCGTATGGGCTGTACCCATACAACTTCCAAAATGTTATATCGAATATTTTCCTGGCAAATTTATAACCTATCTTCTCTGTCCTGGTCTGTCTTTTGTCTAGCCTTTCCATTGCATATAAAGAATAGTCTTTAAAGTATTTATAGAACTGGGTCAACATTTTGTTCCACCTCTATTACTTTTACTACTTTGCCTTCTTGTAGCTCTAATACAAAACCCTGGTCTGTATCTTTAACAACATCAAAATGTTGTAATACAGTAGGTCTGTTTAGCTCTTTTGTTGTTTGTCTCTCAATAGCTTTGTCTTTGCTATCGAACATTACCCATCTAATATCACCTTGCTCGAATGATTTTAGATTAAAGTCGAAACATATAGATACCACTTTGGCATCTGATATTTCTTTATAATGGTCCTTCATCATCACCTTCCTCGAAGAATTTCTTCTGAATTTTTTTTCTTATTTCAGCTTCCCATTCTTCTTTTGCTAGTCTGTCTGCTCGTTCTAATTTCCATTCGTGATACATCAACCAAAATGACATCACTGCCATGGCTACTAGTATCCCGAACAGAAACATTATTGTTAGGCCTTGAATGCTTAACATTATTCCTCCTTGTTTAAACAATGAGATTGACTGGTCACTCGAACCAGTCGTTCTCACCATCACCTTCTACTACATCGATGCTTAGGATTTCTTCTCCTGTCTGCTTTGCATCATTTTCATTCGCCCACATGGTCATAAAACGATTAGGCTCATTCAATGCATCTTGTCTTGCATCAAACAATTCGTTCTCTCTCATTGGGTATTGGTATTTGTATGTAACTACCTTTGTAACCTGGAAACTAATCTCCTGGTCATTGGGTAGCGTATCTGCTTGTTCTACCAAACTTTGCTCCTTTACATTCTTGTGATAACACGAATGTGTCCCACTCTTTTGTTGCTTTGTCCCCATCAACTGCTCCGATTTCTTTTGCCTTAGCTATTGCTTTGGTCAAGCTATCGAATGCACTCGGGTGAATAAGGATTGTTCTATCCTCATCTCCATCAAGGGCTACCTCTAACCATACGCTGTATTCGTTAATGGTATATTCTGCCCCATCTTTTATTTCATTTAATTTTGGCATAATGCCTCCTTATAATTTACTGCCTTGTTTAAACAATTAGTCAAGCGGGGAAGCAAGGCAATTCTTCCCCGAATGACTGTCCCTATTGGGTTAGTTAATTACAACTTGATGTGTAATTTTGGTTAACAATTTAAGTTGGTTTTGAAACTCATCGCTAGATAAGTATTCTGATACTGGCTCTAGCGTTGCCTCTTCTACCCAACCTGCTTTGAATGGTATGTCTAGGATTTTTATGTCGGTATGAACATAATCATCACCCATAGCCATGTCACCTTTAGCTCTTCTTGCTAAGTACCTACTCTTGTCAATGTAAGTTATGACTGCTCCAAAGTAATAGTCACGCTCTTCTTTTTCATCATTCCAATTCCATGTTAGGTTATCTATTCCTATCTGTCCTTGGCCTGCATCTGAGATTGTTTTTACATGTATCTCTAACATCTCATCACAACCATAATGATTACAGTGATGATTAATCTCTACGATTTCTGTCTCTGTATCGCTCATGCTTGTTAGTATTGTGTCACAAAATACCTCGCTATAAAAACGAACTTGTACTTCTTGTCCATCTCTAAGTAGCTTTAGGTTTAGTGTGTCCAGTTTGTTTGTGATATCTTTGATATCTTCTTGGAATTTTTCTGCAACTTGTTGTGCATCATCCCTACTAAAGTCACTCATTGTGCCTCCTTCCTTATTGTGTGTCTGTAATTAATTTTAATTTATTAATTACTTCATCTATTGATGCATCTACTTCTGATGCATCTGTATCTATCATTAATATTTCTTCTGAAATACAATAGAATAAATCTCTGCTGATTTTTTCTTTTGTAAATTTCATTCCGATTTCTACTGCTGTAGCCATCGTGCCTCCTCTATTCTTATTGTGTCGTAATTATCCTTGTGATAACTACCATAAACCCCACTGTTTAAACAATGAGGTCTAGCTAGTTATTAGAATGGTGCTCCATCCGGATACAATTCGGAAAATTCTTTTTCAAAATTCTTCTCAATTCGCATCCACTCTATAGCATCCTTTTGCTCTGCCGCTGTTAGCTCACTCCATCCAACAAGCTCGTGGTCTCCATTAGTATCGCTACTATTGCCACTATGTGCTATGTTGACTGGTAAGTTATCCATGTAAGTGTGTTGAACTTTGAAGTGCTCTAGCTTACAAGCAATTGGTTTTGGATATCTGTACTCGGGCTCTTGGCCTAATTTAGATATTGATTTCTTCCATTGCTCTACTGCTGCTATAGCATCCTCTGCCACAACTCTCCATACATCGGTATAACCGCTGAATGAACATCTAGCTTGAACTATGTATGTCTCCATACTGCCTCCTCTAATTGTGTACTTACTTTTGTAAGTATCTTTGACAGCTCGCTGTTTAAACAAGCTGTCTAAGATATCTACTGATAATCTTTGCGTAGTCTCTCGGGTAGCTCAACTACAGTCGATGAACCGCATGCCATACATCTGAAGTTGTCTCCAACTTTTCTGAATACTGCGATTGATACTCTTGCAATTAAACCCCAACCCTGGGCTAACGATTTGTCGCTAGCTCCTGGGCAAGTCTCCGCTCCAGTGCATCGAACTGCTACTGTTGTAGAACCTTTACCCTCTTTGTTTTCTATCATCTTTGAGTGCGGTAGATAACCCAACTCTTCGATGAAGTCTTTTATCATTAGGGTGAATTGAGGGCCTGCTGTTGTTGCTGTTGGTTTCCCTTCGGCTCCTAAATAATTTTTGATTATTCTTGCGAACTTAGGGCCATGGCCTGTCTTAACTGGTAAGATTGCATGGGTTACCTCGTGTGCTACAACCTGGGCTGTCTCAATGCATTCTACTAAAGTACTAGCTCCCAATGTTGGCTTAATGAATATCTCTCTAAAGTTTCCTTGAGAATGATTTTCATAATGACAAACTCCGATTGCTGAACCGCCTGCACCATTAGGCATAAACCCGATTGATAATTTAATATTTTCTCTCGGAACCACTGGCACGAACTCTTCTTCGATTTTGTCATAAATAAAGTCTGCTACTTTATTCAACCAGTCTTCACGATTACCACTAAATAAATTTTTGTGTTCTTCGTGTACTGGGTTTTCTGCTAAAAGAATATTTCCATTCTTCATTTTTTGCCTCCTATATTTTTTGTGTATATATCAACATTAGTTGAATAATGTCGGATAGTCAATTCATAACTACCTATCTACTCACTGTTTAAACAATGAGTAGTTAGCTAATCACTTTTATAGCATTCCATGTTTTTCTAAAAGTTTTTTCAAGTCTTCATTAAAAGAATGGGCGTTGCTGTCTTCCATAGCATAATAAAATGCTGTTGCAATTAGGCTCGGGCTCCATCCAAATAATTTAGATAAATTAACTCCTAGTTTGCTTTGTGCGGTAATTAAATTATCATCGCTCAAATTTTCATAGTCTCTCAACAAATAAACAATTTCCGAATATTCTGTAATTCGGTCATGTGTTCTTTGTAATTTTTGTTTTTCTAAACTGATGTTACTCAATTTGCTCTCCTCCTCTAAAATTGCACCACGATGATGCAATTTATAAAGGGGGCTAGAATGATTATGCGGCCTGTCTGCTGTTGGCTCCCTTGCGTAAAGTTGGCCGCGTATCGTTGAACACTGGGGCTGCTAGTTTGGTTTTAATCTCTCTAGCGTTTTACCTATTGTCTGCGGTTTCCTTAGCTTGGATTTTTCGCTTGTGAGGTTAGATTTATAAAGTTTCCTTCAGTACCCTTGCGGGCTAGAGGTAAGCGGTTATTTCCTTCCGCGTCTATGTTTCCCTCTAATCATTCTTTGGGCTGTATTCCGGGGCCTTGGCCTCTGTCCGGTGATTTAGTTGAACACCCTCTAAATGGTCTCTGTCTTTGCTCACTTCCCGAGGCTATTTTCTGAAGGTCTCGGGGCCCCTCTCTTTTGTGTATGATTTAATTTAAGCAGGTTTCCTTAATCCTGTCAACAGTTGTTGAATAAATACATAAAAAATATATGTCAAGAAACCCAATGAATAAAGGGTATTTCGGGGGCCTAAAAAAAACTTAAAAAAAAATAAAAAAAGTTTCTCTTTTTGGTGCAAGAATTGGCCGAAGACTTTGCAAGAGGCAAGCTAAAGAATTGTTAGTAGTAAAACATTCGGGGGGTAGTTGTTTAAATTTCTATATCATTAGTCTACAGAGTGTTTATACAATGAGACAAACAGAATATATATACTGGTAAATATTACCAAAACTGTTTAAACAATTGGTAAATATTACCAATAAATTTAGGGGGAGGTTAAATGTTGACCCCTTTATTATTATATGTGTACCCCTTAGAAATATGCTGTTAACCTATCAGTAAAACACCTCTGTTTCTTTACTAGTAAGTTATTACTTAAATTAGATATTAAGTGGTTCTTACCCTGTGCTACGCCCTCCCAAACCGAATTAAATCCATATCGCAGCATTTAAACAAATGTAGAATAATAGCCTTTTACGCTAGTTACCATGGTCAGGCCAGTCCACTTACATGAGTTCTTATCGGATAGATTTGTCGTAGGGCCTGTAATCTATCGTGTTTGTGTAATTCAACTATACCATAATAAATTTATAGTAGAATTATTTAGGGTAATTTTTTTAGTTTTAGTGCCTCCAAAAACTTCTAATTTTACCCCACATAAAATAAAGGTATGATAGAATAAGAACAGATAAATAGGACATTAAACATTCTTTATTCGTATAAATTTTGTTCATTGCTCCTCCTTTCTATTGTGTATAAAGTTAAGTAAGGCCCTACTGGCAACAGCAGGGCTTTTACTTATGGTATAGTCTTTTAATGGATTATGTAAGTGTCGAGGATTGTGATATTTGTTTGCACCCTTATTGGGCTGACCAGTTAATGGATGGTGTCTGCGAGAACTGCCAAGAGTTTACATAAAAAATTTTCGGTCCTACCTGCATGTTATAGTAAAAACTGATATAACAAAAGGAGGACATATGTTGTCTGAAAACGAAAAAATAATTGGAACTTTTATTAATGAGATAGTTATTAATAAATACATTGATGAAACTATAAAAGCCTGGTCTACTTCAAAAAAAGCTAATATTGATAATTTAGTTGATAATTATGGATATTACTACGAGGGTGGAGAAGATGATGAATATACTTCATTAGACTATTTGCACGAAACCTTTGCTAGTCGAGTAGAAGTATTGAGCTTATTTATGAAAGAACTTAATGGTGTTCAAGATAGAATACATCATTTTTTAGAGATGATGCAAGATACACAAAAAACTATCTCTTCATAAAAATTTTTTTTACCTCCTATAAAAACATAGATAAGGTAAATTAAATATACCTGGAAAATCCAGGCAATTGTATGAGGATACAATTCAATTTATGAAAGAAAGAAAAACTTTTCATCTAAGTAACAGTACATGGTGTGCGGTGTGAGGAAGGAATGATTTTGTGGATTTCATATTTTTCATAACAGTTTGGACAACTGTACGATGACAAGACCTCGCTTCGGCGGGGTTTTGTGTTATTATGAAAGAAAGATTTGAAAGGAATATAATGCCAAAAGGAATTGGATATCCAAAAGGGATGCCTAAAAAGAAAAAAGCTAAAAAGAAAAAAAAGAAGTAGTGGCTGAGTATCAAGGTAAATCTGTAACTTTAAATAAACCTTCCAGGATTGGTAAAGGTGAACCCGGTCATGGCCGAAAGAAATTTAAAGTGTATGTTAAGGATGGAGACAAAGTTAAAAAAGTAATGTTCGGTGACCCTAACATGGAGATTAGAAAAGATAATCCAAAGGCCCGGGCTTCATTTCGTGCCAGGCATAAATGCGATACAGCATCTGATAAAACAAGTGCAAGATATTGGTCTTGCAAAATGTGGTAAGTAATGGCTAAGATACCTGAAGCTGCATTAACCAGTTTAAAGAAAAAAGCAAAGTCTAGTGGTATATCATTAGCAACACTTAAAAAAGTATATAAACGAGGACAAGGGGCCTATCTCTCTTCCGGTTCCAGGAATGTTTCAATGGCAGCCTGGGCAATGGGTAGAGTAAATAGTTACATCAAAGGCTCTAAAAAACACGACACAGATTTGAGATAATGGGTAAAAGAACACAGCCTTATAGGTATGGTGTTCCTGCAAAGTATTTAGCAGGATTATCTGATAGCGAAGCTAAGAAGAAAGCTGCAGAAATTAAAAGAACAGCAGCTGCATACAAGGCAGGTAAAAAAGTTAATCTTAGAGCGGTATCTCGAAGCAGAGCTAAACTAGGAAAATAGTTTGAAGATAGGGTGCCCTAAATGTGGGCTATACTTAACTTACGATATAGACAGGGCCAAAATGACCTGTTTAAACAAAGAGTGTGAAGGATATAAGAAATGAGTAAAGTTAAATTATGTTTCGCACAATCATGTCATAATGTTTTAAAACCACCTGCTAGAAAATTTTGTTCACCTAAATGTTCTAAATCTTATCATAATAAAAAATACCAGGCCCAACAGAAGGGTGCAGTGTATGAACCTGAACATGAAGGTAAACCAGTAGCACAACCTAATGTACAAAAAAGAAGAGGCGAAGTATATCAAAAACTTGTAGATAAGAACTTAGGCCCTCTCATACTCAAAGGTAGTTTAAAAAAACAAGATGCAGCTGATTTATTAGGATGTACAAAAGCTGCACTTAGTTATGCTTACGCTGCCTGGATAGAAGATATGGAGAACAAAGAGAAGGCCGAAAACTGGACCTTACCTGCTAAAGCAGAGAAGTCACTAGCTGATTTTAAAATATTTAGAGATAGGTACTTTGAAACCGAGGTAGGTGAACCATACGAGACACCTCCATTTCATATTCGTTGGATTAAATCAATCTTAGAAGCGATTGAACATGGTAATCAGCAGATGATACTATCTCCTCCTCGACATGGCAAGACTGACCTACTAATTCATTTTGCAGTATGGCTCATTATCAAGAACCCTAATGTTAGAATATTATGGGTAGGTGGTAATGAAGAGATAGCTAAGAATGCAGTTAGCTCAGTAATTGACCAGTTAGAGAATAATGAAAAACTTATCGAAGAACTTTGCCCACCTGGAAAAAGTTTCAAGCCAACTAGCAGAGCAGGAAAAGCGTGGTCGCAGAGTGGGTTCACTGTTGGCACTCGTACTGTTACCGGGATTAAGTCTCCTACCATGGTTGGTATCGGTAGGGGTGGAAAAATATTATCCCGAGATTGTGACATCATTATCGGAGATGACTTGGAAGACCACTCATCAACTATGCAGCCAGCTTCCCGAGAAAACACTAGAACCTGGTGGACTACCACATTGTCAAGTCGTAAAGAGGAACATACAGCCTTAATAGTTATTGGTTCAAGACAACACTACGATGACTTATATTCTCACTTACTAGAAAACGAAAGTTGGAATACTTTAGTAGAAGAGGCTCATGATACTGGGTGTACTAAACCTGATTGGGATGATGAAGCTCATGTTGATTGTATGTTATGGCCAGGTAAAAGAACTTACAAATGGTTAACAGGCCGAAAGTCTGCTGCTGAAACTACTGGTGGTAGAGCTATTTATGAAATGGTCTATTTGAATGTTGCAATGCCTGATGGTATGGCATTATTTGACAGCGTTGAAATAGAAGCATGTCGAGACCAAACTAGAGAAATTGGGCAGGTACCTGCAGGAGTGAGGTTAATTGCAGGACTTGACCCGGCATCAACAGGTTATCAAGCTGCATTCTTATGGGGATATGACCAAACATCTAACAAAATGTATATGATAGATATGGAAAACTCTTTAGGTGGCGGTATACCCCAGGCCTTAAAGATTATTAAAGAATGGTTTGTTAAATATAACTTAGCTCATTGGGTTATTGAAGAGAATGGATTTCAAAGAGCTATACGACAAGATGCATCTATAAGAGATTTTTCT